TTTCAATGTGCCTCCGGTGACGGAAGTTTCAATTGTTTTTGTGGATCGCGGTAGGACATACGTTGTCGGGACACAATCTGGAACAGTCAAGGCTTATGACGGTCAGGAAACTGACCCTGAGAAGAAGCCCGTTCCACCGCACCTGACAGGCCTTGCAAACGAGTTCTGGTCCATAGTGACCATTACTGTGCCTGACAAGGCGAAACGCAAGCAAGGGGCATTAGCCCTCGACAAATCGATACAGATCACTGAAGCACAGGCTGGAGCGTTGGGCCTTGACATGGCTCAGATCATCGGAGTATTGGCAAAGAGTGCTGACGACAATGGCATTCGGACTTATTGGTCTGGCGTGGCTCTTGGCGATCTGCTTGCAAGCAAGGGATACAAGACACGCGAAGAACTGCTGGCGGCATTAGCTGAAATCAAGAAAGCCTGTGAGGAGTTGAGCAAATGACCCCTTACGACGCTCTCAATTTTGGCTTCGGCTGGCATAAAGATCCTCAGGAAGTCGCCCGAATCGTCTCAGAAAATGGAATCCAAGGCTTTTCCGCAACTGCTCCCCACCTCATGGACTCCGCTCCCACTGGGCCTGTCATACTGACAAAGTACATGGACATGGTCTGGGGCAAGGATAAATGGATTTACAATCAGGGTTCATGTGGATCATGCGTTGCTAACGGTGCTGCTATGGCAGCAGAGATCCTCGTAGCCCAGGATGTTACGGATAAAGGTGCTGAGAATCCAGGTCGCCTCGACTGCATGTCTATTTACTGGGGTAGCCGTGTCGAAATCGGTGGTGGAAGAATTTCAGGGGAAGGCTCGGTCGGAGCTTGGGCGGCCCAGTATTTGCAGAAATATGGGGTTCTCCCACGTAAGAAATATGCATCCGTAGATCTTACAAAATACAGTGCCGCGATCTGCTGCTCAAGTTATGCCCGTAAAGGTGTCCCAGACGACCTCGAGCCTACAGCAAAACTCCACCCAATCAAGTCTTACGCCAAGGTGGACACATGGGATGAACTGGTCAGTGCAATCACTTCCGGCTACCCCGTCACAGTCGCTTCCGATCAGGGGTTCAGCTACAAGCGTGATGCAAACGGGTTCTCCGCTCCTAAAGGCTCATGGTCGCACCAGATGATCATCATTGGGATTGACCTTTCAGACGAGTCCGCTGTGATACTGAACTCATGGGGCAACGACTGGATCTCAGGCCCGAAACCCGACTGGATGCCCGCTGGAAGTTTCAAGGTCCGCAAGAAAACTGCGGAAAGCATGCTTAAAGAGGGCGATTCCTGGGCCTTCAGTGATCTGACTGGCTGGCAACGCAAAGAAATCCCTTGGGCGAAACTCAATTGGTAGCCTGGTCTTTGTTCCTGCTGTATTTCTACCTGTACGTGATCTTCAACACCATCGCTCTGGCAATAGGGACCATCAGGCATGCCTCAAGAACCAGACGACGACGATGAAGTCACAAAAAAGTCTCCGATTGACTCGCTTCTGGTCGATTTCGAGCAAATTGACGTTCAGGATAACGAAGGCTTTCAAGCCTGTGTCCTGCATCACTCCCGATTGCAATCGCTTCTGGGGGTCTGGCTACATGCCTCTCAAATGCAGTTGAGCAGCGAAGACGACCTGGTCATGGACGAACTCAGGCAGCAACTAAAACTCCTCTTGGCCGATCAAACCCACGACAAATACCTGAAGACAGTCAGCGTGTTTCGTGCAGGAGACTATACGGCAGAACCAGAAAAAATTTAGTTTGCATCAACAATTGTTTATCTGTTAATATATATAGGTGAGTATCTATCCATTGCGAGGAAAATATCGTGTCTGAACCGGAACTAAGTCTGGTTTACAAGCTGGCCCCAGCACCGAGGGTTGATAATTCCGACTCTGGCGGGTTCGCTGGCTATGCTTCGACATTCCATTTCCTTGATTATCATGGCGACATTATCGCACCAGGTGCTTACAAGGCTGATATCCAGAGGTTTATGTCCAAAGGGTTTATCGGTGGCGTAAATCACGACCATGCGAATCCCATCGGCAAGCCAGTCGAACTCTTTGAGGATGCCAAAGGGCTGTTCCTCGAGGCAGTTCTGGTGGATACGGTCAAAGCTCAGGAAGATCGCAAGCTCATCACGTCAGGCGTTGTCAAGGAATTGTCGGTGGGCATTATCCCATTGCAAATCAAGCGAATGACGAAGAAGGACACACTCGACTACTGGAAGAAGGCTGGATACAGCCCATCCGAAGAAGAGTTGATGCGAGCCGAGAGCGGTTCACGCCTGATCAAACGAGCAAAACTACTGGAAATCTCTCCAGTCGCACTCGGTGCAAACGAACAAACAGCCATCTCGTCCTTCAAAGCTGGGCGAAAAATCTCTCAGACAACGGCAGACCTACTGGCTCAAGTGTGCGCCCAGGTCAAAGCCTCCTACGAAATGCTTGAAACTCTGCTTGTCGATGCCGGAATCAAATCCGAATCGGAAGAAGAACCCGCCGAAGCTCCGGCCCAGGCAAAAGTTGCAGTTGAAGACCCATTAAACGACCTTCTCGAAGCGTTTCGCGCCTACATCAAGGAGTAATACCCATGGCAGCATCGCCAAAATTGCGTGCTGAGTTCAAAAGTGCCTTTGCTGAGGCTGAAGCACTTCGGTTGAACGAAGATCGCAACGACGACCAGACAGCTCGCTACAAGGCAATCTTGCAAGAGACCCTGCCTACGCTCAAAGCCAAAATCGACGAAGCCGACGCCCTCGACTCTGTCAATCTGGACGCTTACCGCGACCTGACCAACAAGTCTGTTGGCACACCTTACAGTGGCTCAACACGCTCTGCTGGGTTCACAACGATCTCGGACTCAGGTGAGGTTCAAGACGATGGCCTGGGCATCCTGACAGATAAGCAAAACAAGTCGATCTCGACTCCAGAATACGCCCGAGCTTTCAAGGCTTTCCTTCATTTTGGTGAGGACAAGCTCAAGAACAACTACGCTCGGACATTTAAAACGCTGGTCGAAGGCATCGACGAAGGTGCTGGCTATTTCGTACCACCTGACATGCTCAATGAAGTCATTCAGCGTAAGCCAGCCCCAACAACCCTGCGAGGTCGTGTTCGTCAGATCACCACCAACAGCAACCGTGTTGTCATGCTGCGTACCACCTTCCGCGACGATGTCTACACCAGCCCGATTCAGGGTATGTGGACAGGCGAAGCCGGAACACCAAGTGCTTCCCTTGAGCCAACCTTCGGCGAAGTTTCGATCCCAGTTCATGAATACATGGGCCGGATTTCGATGTCCAACACCCTCCTGGAAGACTCAGGATTCAATCTGGAATCCTACTTCAACCAAGAGTTGCAAACCTGGCTGGATCTCCACTACGAGAAGCACCTTGCTTACGGTACGGGTGTAGGCCAACCTCGGGGCATCTTTAACTCGATCTCCAGCAATGCTGCGGGTGAAGCAGGTAAGTTCGGCTACGTGACGGCATCTGGTGCTAGCTCAACGCTGGACGCCGATACGGTCAAGGCAATGCGATTCAGCATCCTGCCACAGTACGCGCAACCAAACTTCAGCTTCGTGATGCACCAGCAAACAGCGAAGACTGTGAGCCTGTTCAAAGCGTCCAACGGTCAGTACCTGTTCCAAAGCGGTCAGAACTTCCCTGGCATCGTCCAGCCGATTCCTGACTCAATTGACGGGTTCCCAATCAGCTACTGCCAGTTCGCTCCTCTTCAAGGTACGAGTGGTAACGCAGTTGCGTTCTTCGGATCGCTTCAAGGCGTGTTCATGCCGATTCGTATGGGCTTGTCTGTACGGGTCTTAAACGAAATCGAAGCCGTGAACAATCGCCGTGTTTACCTCTTCCGTTTGCGTTGGGGTGCAGACACGATCCAAGAACAATACGGCAAATTCATCAAGGTATCTTGATATAAGCACAAGAGGAGAACCATATGTCCCGTCATAATCAGCTCTTAAGTGGTGTTCAAGTCAAGCACCTTGTGTTTACCTCGGGAAACAGCTCGTCTGTTCAGGTAAACAGTGCCAACGGACTCTTCGGTGGGGTGACCTTTCTGGTCAACTTTGCCCTAGCTGCATCCTCGGCAATCAAGGTTCAGGAATCAGCCGATGGTTCTACGTGGACTGACCTTACGGTCGGTTATCAGGTATCAACCACATTTGGCACGCCAATCACTGCCGTTCCTGCTGTTCCTGGTGCTGCAATTTCTGCATCTGCTACGACAGCTGCGACAAACCAGTTCCTGGCAATCAGCGTCAACCACCCAGGCAAGGACACGGCTGTCCAAGTGTCAAACACAACCGCTTTTGTGAGCAAGCCTTACATGAGAGTTGTAGCGACCACTGGGACTGCCACTTACGGTGTTGCATTGCTGCACAACTCGAATCTGACTCCGGTTCCGCAACCTGATGTCGCCATCGAGACCAAGGGAACCAACTGATTCCCACCTTTCGGCCCTCTGGGGCGACCTTCGGGTCGTCCCTTGGGGTTCGAGAGTTTAAGGAGACCCTGTGGATATTCTGCTGACTCTAAACGAATGCCTGACGTATATTCCTTCACTAGCGGATGCTCCATCGGCTACTGTACAGGTCTATATCGACGCTGCTTCGAGATCAGTGGAGAAGTTCTGCAACCGGATTTTCCTATCCGACACAGTCTCCGAGCGTTATGTTATCAATCAAAGTCAGCGTATCTACCTCCGCAGAACACCAGTTACAAGTGTTTCCCGAGTCGCAATCTACCAGCAGTCGGACCCTGTTAAGGGCGATTCCTGCGGGTATGTGGACAGCTATAACTCCAGCGAAACAAACCTGACCGAAACAAAACTGGACATCAATCTCGAATACGTTCTCGAGCCATCCACAGGCGTGCTTACATTCGTCAATCCATATATAAACAGGTTTAAGTCATTCATCAAGCAAGATAACCCGTACAGTTTGCAATATTTTTACACAGTCGATTACACGGGTGGTTTTAGCTCTTGCCCAGAACCTGTAAAACTCGCAATTGCCCAGCTGGTCAACGGGATGTACTCTTCTTCAAAGTATGATGGCTCGCTCCAGTCCGAAAGGATTGGCGATTACTCATATACGCGATCTGGATCTACACCCTTTCTTACGGCAAAGCATCCCGCTGCTAACCTTTTAGCTCCTTACGTGAGGTATTCAGTCAATGGCATTTGACGACTTCCTCAACCAGACAGCCGTGATAAGCGAACTGCAATCCCTAAAGGATGTTCAGGGCGGCGTGTATCAATCCTGGATACCCGTTCTGACAGTCAAATGCCTTGTCCAGCCCAGGTCCGGTGGTGTTGACCGTGAAGATGCCAAAGACGGTTCTGCTGCAACGCATAACATCCTGCTTAAAGGCTCGCGTAACCTTACGGCACGCAATCAGATAAAGGTTGGAACATATGTTTATAACGTGGTAAGATGTAATGACTGGAATTCTTTGAGCCATCACACAACCGCTGAATGCGTAGTGGAGACATCCTGATGGATATTAACTCCGCTTTAAAACTGATTAATCAGATCGCAAAGAGCGGCGTAACGTCCGGTTCCAGCCAGAGCATGCCCCAAAAGGCCTCGAAGCAGTGGATCTCAGACAACAACGATGTTTTCAGGGTCAATTCCGCTGCTTTGGATGCAGTTGCAAGGTATGCCGTGCGAAGAGTAAAGAGGTCGTTGGGCGAAAAGTATCCACCTTCCTCTAGACCGCTTGAAGCCCCTGCACGCAGAACTGGAACACTACAAGACTCAATCCACTGGCGAAGGGGCGTAGAATCCCGTCAATTCCCAGGACCAGCCAGCAATTCTCCCAGCGATGAAAAGCGATTTGCCGCCAAGAAGCCAGCAGACTATGCATGGCGAGAAAAGATTCAAAGAGAAGGCTTTAGCGACAACTCGCCAATTACACCCTACCCAGTCCGACAGAACAAGTCTATCGGAACCCGAATCATTCAGGTGAACCCTCGGGCCGTAGACAGATCAGAACGCAGTCGCCTCGAGTATTACAGCTTTTACCTGGAAACAGGTTGGTATTCCAAGGGGAATGACGGGTTTGGCGATAAACGCCCAGAGAAGCAGGGTGAAGGCGAAAAAGTCAAGCGACAGTCTGTCCCCAAAAGCGAGAAGCGAGATGGTCCAAAGTGGAATCCAGCGAGACCCTATCTCTCAAGACTGGCTTGGCCTGGTATCGCAAAGGAACTGGAGGGAGTCTACAAGGATTACCTCAGAGACAAACTTCCAGCTGCATTCAAATCGCTCGCAGATAAAGCGACCCTCAAGGTCACTTACAACCGTGGTCTTCGTGTTCCGTACATTTCCGACAACAAAAATCGTCTCTAGGGGTGGGTTTCGTAAATGCCTATCTCAATCGGCACTGACACTGATAATAACGGTACTACTACAGGGGGAACCTCCATGGCAATCACAGCTTCCGGCGTAATCAGCGCGTCTACCAGCATGACTCTGACCGATTCTGATGTGAATAGCACATCCACGGTCACTCAGTCGAACTCGCTATCATCCGTCACTCGGCCTTCTACAGGGGTTCCCGCCTCGCCTACAGCGACAGAACTCACCCAGATGTATGCCGACCGGATCTTTAAGAAGACTTATACGGGAATCGCGGCTAACGCGACAACAACCGTATCGCTCAGTTCATTCCCAGACTTGTTCTGTAACACTGGCACGATCTCCAAGATCAACTCTGTCAGCGTCAAGAACAACTCCAATGTGCCGATCAATTTTGTCTTTGACAACCTGACAGGTGCTACGGGCGACATCATCAAGGTTCCGTCCTACGGCTATGCTCAGGTTGGCGCACCTCTGGATGGAATCGCCGTCACCGCCGCCAACTTCACTTTGACGTGTGCCACAGCTAACTCCACAGCCGATGCCGTTGTGACAATCGCCTACCAACGATGATTCCATTTGCCCAGATCGTCAACCGCTGGACAGCTTATTCAGTAGCTCCGATGTATGTCGGGGCTATTCCTGAAGGCTTGTTCCCACCTTATGCCGCACTAAACGTGGTGCAAAGCAATCAGGTGACACTTAGCGGAAACGCGATACTCTGGACGGAGTCTCTTCTGCAATTGAGCGTGGCTCACACAACACTTGCAAACTGCGAGTCTCTGGCTGATCAAGCGATCCAGACTTATGACCGTAAACAGTTTGCCGGGGTTGCCGACATGACCTTGCTCAATCGAGCCACATCGTACAGCGAACAGCCTAATCTCACAGGCA